TTGAATATCAGCACGGGCTGGGATACGGCGACGGCTGGCACAAAAACCAGTCGTGCAAAGTCGTGGCCATGGCGGCTGAGGCGTATCTGGTGCGCGGCGTGCCGGTTGCCGATACCGTGGCGGCCTGTGACAACGCTTTCCATTTCATGCACACCCTGAAGGCCCAGCGCAACGACCGTGTGGTGCTGGGCGGCGATCTGTCAGACTATGAATGTCAATCGACGCCACCAGACGCCAAGGGGCGGCCCGTGAAGCGCAAGATGCACAGCGGCGGGGTGGCACAGCAGCGGACGGGCCGATACTACGTCACAGCGCAGGCTGGCGCGCAACTGTGGAAGATCATGCCGCCCCTGCCCAAGCTGCCAATGCACGACCGGCCCCAGGCGATTGCCAAGGGTGAAACGGTGCTGATGTGTAACGATTTATATGACTTCGATTGGGCGTTGCTGGACCGGGATTATTATGCGCGGGCCGCTTGGGATCTGGTGGACAGCACCGGCGGGTGACAGGGAGGAACACCCGCCGGGCTTGGAGACACCACACAACACGGGCATTGTGCATTATTTTTAGGATCAGCGCAATGGGGTGTTGACTCGCATGGCAATAGAGGGTAATAAGGGTGCAAGGAAACACACCAACCGGGAGACAAGATTATGACCATGCAAGAGAAAATCGCTACTGGTTTGAACGACGTAGGACAAGATCACGTTGCCGCCGAGTTGGACCGGATGGGGTTGGACTGGAGTGTTTCCGGGACGTGCTCTGAAATTGAAGGCAAGCCCGGCTTCATGGATATCACGTCCGGGGGCTGCTATGATTACGAGATCAGCAACATTGCTGCGGGAATGCGCGGATACGGTGTGTTCGGGCAGATCGAAATACTGGCAGACATTCACGTCGCGTTTGAGGTGGTGACATGAACCACACCGAACGCCCCTGCGCCGCCCACGGCTGGACTTCTTACCGCTACGGTAACACTATGATCGGCAGCGGCGCAATAGGGTGTTGACATGGTAGGTAATTGCAGGTAATAAGGATGCAGAGAGACACACCAACCGGAGACAAGATTATGACCAACCCACTTGACATTATCGCAGCAGCCAAGGCGCGCAGAGTAGCCGCAGGCCTCGTTTCCATCGACGGCATTGCATGCCCGACACAAGAGTTTGTGGAATACTACAACGCACGGGCTGCCGAACCTCGTGACGATGCAGGGCGCATACTTAAGACGCCTGCCCTGATCGCATTGAAGGCCGCCGCTGACGCATCTACGGGCCGGTGACGGCATGACCCACCACACCGAACGCCCCTGTGCCGCCCACGGCCTGACATCCTACCGCTACGGCACAATCATGATCGGCGCGACCAGCACGCAGGACGCCTTGAACGAAGCGGACCGGTCCCTGACCCAAGGCGCGGCCACGGTTGACCGGCTGGAAATTTGGAACGCCCTGACCGGGCTTTATGAGAAGGTGAAGGAATGACTGATATTTACACCGACAACGGATACACCGACCGCGCCGAATACCTTGACAGCCTTGCCGAGGAATACGGAATGGACATCAACGTGGTTCTGAACCTTGCTGAAATACTCGGCCCAAACGAGGATTTTGACGGGCTGGTGACGACGTTGCAGGACCACGCGCCATGACCCTCAGCAAATTCCGCAGCAAACTCTACGCTATGGCAAAGCTGCTCGGCTTCGGCCGGGCTCACACCTAAGGAAGGAAACAGACATGGTTTTAATATGGATAGGATTCGCGGTTCTGACTGCAATTGCAGCGGACAAGCGCAACCGCTCGATCGGATGGTGGGCCGCCTTCGGGCTGCTCTTTGGGCCTTTTGCTTTGGGGGCTGTTCTGATGATGGGAAAGCTATCCGAGACTGACGACGCTTAAACCCACGGACGACTTATCAGGAAGGAAGAAATCAATGTGCAAGGCTTAGGGTAATGGTTATCAAGTCGCCCAAGAACAAAGGGAGCGCGGATGAAAAGGAGGTGATCCTCCTGCTCACCACGTGGGCCACTCAGGTGGGTGTTGCCCTTCACCTTGAACGCAATCTTGAACAAACGCGTTACGGCCATTCCGAAGCGCATTGGCCGCCGTATCGCCGGGAAGATCACGGGCCGGATTATAGGCTCCATATTTCCACCGACAAAATAGGAGACACGCCATGAGCGGCGATCCATACTTTCTCCATCGCTACCGACGCGCCGAAGGCTCTGGCCCTTGGCTGCACCCGCCGCGCCCGGCGCGCCGGCATCGCTCAATAGGTTTGCGCTATATACTGCTCGCCGCGATCGCCTCTGCATTCGCAGGCTTTGGCCTCGCGTTGCTGGCAGGGACGCCTCCCCCCTATCACCCCGCGCCCGGCGAAACCGTGTGCATGACGAAAGGCTGCTAGTGAAAAAGCGTAACCCCGCCGGCGCAGGCCGCCCGGTCACGATAATGGGTGTTGAATACCCGAGCTGCGCCGCCGCTGGCAGGGCGCTAGGTATGCACGGGCAGCACATAAGGCGCGCGTCAGCACAGGGTAAAGAGCACTTAATCGGTACGTGCAAACAAGTACCAGTAACGATTGACAACATAACGTATCCAAGCCGTGCTGAAGCGGCGCGCGCTGTGGGTATAAGCTACAGCAAACTGAGGTGATGACATGCTAATAGGGTTTATAACAGCAGTAGCGACGATATCAGCGGTGGTGCACTTTTTCGCTGTGCAAAGCCATGCGACTTTTGCCGATAGGGTACTGGGGGCAATGTATGCATGGTTCGAGGCGCTAGTGTTTCAACTGTTTATTGGTGCTGGTGTGATCTTACTTTGGGTACTGATGGCAATGAGGGCTGAACTATGACTGACGTCAATAAACTAGCGAGGATACAGGAATGCGTTGCCGCTATCAAAAACGGCCGCTGCAGCACGGAGGCCCTCCTAGCGCTAGGTTTTTCTCACAGCTGCATAGAATCAGCGCGCCGGTTCATTGATGTTGAGTGCGGCCCGTACAACGCTAACAACTCGCCGGTCGGCGCAAGGAAGGCAAATGGTAGTGACTAAAATCGTGTAACGCGCAACAGAACCACCGCACATGCCTGCACCTTTACCAGCTATGCTGCAACGCGCGCCGGATGGACCGGAACAGTGAGGCGGAATTGTGGGCGCGCGAATATCTGTCAACACGTCAAACCTGTGATCGGGCGGGCGCTTAACAGCCCCACCAACCCAACCGGAGCCACCAACATGAAAACCATCACACCCACACTGACCCCAACGACGTTTTTCCTGCCCGCCGATGACCTGCGCGCAGCGTTCCAGTGCATCAGCACCGAACAGACCCGTTACTATTTGTACGGCGTGCTGATCGAGGCTGACAAGCTGGTAGCGCTGGACGGCCACCAGATGATGACGATTGAATTGCCGGACGGCTGCCACGTCGGCACGGAATGTTTCACACAAGGCATGGACGCGCCACGGATGCCCGGAGCCACAGGCACGCCAGAAGGCGCGGGGTTTATCCTGTCCTGTGACGCAACCGACAAGGCGTTCAAAGCCAAGGCGTCTGGCGGCGATCTATGGGTTTACGGCGACATCACGACAGGGATTCTTCAATTTGTGATCAACCATAGAGAAGGCGGTGAAATGTGTCGTGTCGGCGTGCTGGAATTTACCGTGATCGACGGCACATATCCCGAATGGCGGCGCATGGTGGCCAAGGGCGACGGGGGTACTAACAGTGTGTGTTACGATCCTGCCGTGCTGGCCAAGCTGATCAAGGCCGCTGACGTCATCGACAAGGGTCGCCCGATCCGACTGACCGGTGGCGAGGGCGAGGGCGATCCGATCCGAGTGGATTTTGTAGCGTCGCCCCGCCTGCGCGGCACGCTCATGCCGATGCGGTGGAAGGGCGCATGACCCTCAAAGACTGGCAGGCCCGGTGGGGCGACCACATCCCCGCACAGGCGCTTGCCGAACTGTTAGGCATCCTGAGCCCCGTCATGCCATCGCCCGCCCCCACGGCCCGTCACAGTGAGGCGGCGGGGGCGGCACAGATACGTTTGGCAGCGGGCCGGGCTGGTGTGCCGCTGTTCAGGAATAATTCCGGGGCTATGACAGACCAGACGGGCCGCCTGATCCGGTTCGGGCTGGGCAATGAATCGCCCGCCTTGAATGCGCGCTGGAAGTCATCAGACCTGATCGGCATCTTGCCCGTGGTTGTGCAGCCGTCGCATGTTGGCCAGACGCTTGGCGTGTTCCTGGCGGTCGAAACCAAAAAGCCCGGCTGGCACCTGACGCCCGGCGACAAGCGCGGCCAGGCGCAGGCCGCTTTCCTGCAATCCGTTCGGGGCTTCGGCGGTGTCGGTGGGTTTTGTTGCACGGCTGACGATTTTGCAAAATTATTGCTTGACGCGGGTGGTAATAACGGGCAATAGTGGTGCAAGGAAACGGGCAGACGCCCACAACAGGAGAGACCAAGATGAGCATGCAGATTTTGAAATACAGCGTATACGCAAACGGCATCTTCTGGGGTGAGTTTGAAGGCACGAGCGAGCAAGATGCAATGGAAGTTGCAGCCACACTTCACGGCACGCCATACATTGACGATGACGGCGACGAGTGCCCCGACACCACCGGCATGACCGCCGTTGAAATTGACGACTAACCCCAAGCCCCGGCCACGCGCCGGGGACCACACACCAACGGGAGAGACCGACAATGGCATACGGAACAGCAAACCACAACGGCGAGGAGGTGGAGGTTGCGTTCAGCGCCACCGGCGTTGTCACCGACTATGGCGTGGACCGCTCACCCACTTGGATCGAGTGGGATAATTTGGCGATCAATGATCTGACGATACTGGGGGTTGCGGTCGATGTGTCAAAGCTGCCGGTTGAACTGATGCAGGCGATCTATGCGCTGGCCGACGATCTCGAATTTGAACAGGAGTATCCTGACTATGACTGACAACAACCGCCCTCACTTTGCCAATCTGCGCAATGGTGGCAACCTGCCCCGCAAACGCCCAGGCTTGATCCGCGATGCCATAGGGCTTGCTTGTATCATCTTCATAGCACTGGTGTTCTATGTGGTGATGCCATGAACAGACTGACCCGTATCCTTCTCGGATACGCACCCCGGCCTCTCCTCCAATATGCCATGCGATCTTATACCGGTCAGCTCAAGCAGATCCTGGTCCTGCGGACCGACCTCAAGATGCGCCGCGGCAAGGAGATCGCCCAGGGCGCACATGCCAGCATGGGCGGACTGATCGCCCATCGGCGCGACCCATTCATGCGGATGTGGCTGACCGGTCCCTTCGCCAAGATCGCGGTCGGCATCGACGGCGAGGCGGCGCTGTTGTCGCTGCACGAGGCGGCCCGCGCCGAGGGTCTTCCAGCCTGCCTGATCCAGGACGCCGGACGCACCGAGTTCGGCGGCGTGCCGACCTACACCGCCCTGGCCATCGGCCCGGGCGAGCCCGAGGCTCTCAAAGAGCTCACCGGGCACCTCAAGCTGCGCTGAGACAAGCGCGCAGCACGAGATACGAGCAGGTGGCTCGAGTGGTGAGGCGTCGGATTGCAAATCCGGTCTACGCGGGTTCAAATCCCGCCCTGCTCAGCGGTGCGCCAAATGTCATCAATCGCCGTGATCTTGCCGTTGGCCGCGTCCAGCGCTTCAACGTGATCGGACAAGATCACACCTACATCGCCCAACGTTTTAGCCCGCCGATCCTGCACGGAAACCGGAGTGCGCAATTCGGCCGGCAGGTCCGGCAGCACGTTGCGGTATTCAATCTTTGCCGGGCCGCAGGATGCGATTAAGCAACACGCGAAAATCATCAGGTAGCGGAACATCGAATCCTCCTTTACGAAATGCGTCTTTGACTTGCTCATATTCAACGGCCTTGGCGCGCTGGCGATCCGCCTCGGATTGGGCCACGGTGGCAGCAAGCCGGGCCTGCGCGCGGGCATCCTCTAGCGCCGCCGCACTGCGCGTCAGACGGGCGTTGTCGTCGCGTAGGTCGCCGATGATGCTGAACTGCCACCACAACCCCCCAGCAAGCGCCAGGAACGCCGCAGCGATGCCGCCAGCCAGATAGGCGCGGATCACGTCAGCCCCACCATGCACAGCCGCGTTTCATCAGCCCGGCGATTGACCAGCCCGCGCACCACGCGGCCGCCAGATTTGTTCCACCAGCCGAGCGCCGAGCAGCCGCCCGCGATGTCGCCAGCGTTCAGCCGCCGAGTTGCCGTTGATTTGCCAATGGCGTAGATGCCAGCGTTGTAAGCCAGCGACACATAGGCCGCGTCCCGCTCTGGTGTCAGGCGCGAGTCCCGTGTCTCCCGCGTGAAGAATTCATGCAGCCCGTCCCGAAACTGCACTAGCCCGCGCTCCAGCATGGCCGAGCATTGGGCGTCGGTATATGTGTCGCCACGCTTTACGCCTCGCGTCTCGCCGTAGCAGACCGTCCACACAGCAGGGCTGGCGATGGTGTCGAGATAGGCGGTGTTCTTCTTGCCCTCCCATTTTGCCACCAACGGCAGTAGGACACGCATGGTCGCCGCCTCTGTCGTGCTTGCAATCGGCGCGGGAGGCGCAGCGGCACAGACAAAGATCGCGCATAGGAATGACTTAATCATCGGGCGATTCCCTGCGATACAAGCCGGCCCGCGATGCCTGCGATAATCAGGCCGAGACCAATTGCCAGCCACATGTGCGGGCTGGTGTCTCGGCCGGTGGAAAGGTAGATCGCATCGGGCGCCATTATCGCCGCGATGCCGAGATAGTTGGCCCACATGGAATAGGATTTGAGCGCCACTGTCTTTGCGTCTGGTATCATCTTCATTTTCCCATTCCCCTTAGCAGCGTCTTTATGTCCGACGCAATTTCATCAAGCCTGCGATCCATGCGGTCTCGACTTTCTTTCGCGGATTCCATGTCCTCTCTGCGTTGAGACCACAGCCGCTTGATTTCGGTGCCGTTGGATATCCCGCGCGCCTCAAGGCGGATTAGCCAAGCAATCGCGGCGATGACGGTAACGGCAACTGGCCACCATGTTCTTATCATTTCAGTCATGCCGCCCCTGTTGGCTAGGTGTCGCGCCCGCACGGTCCAAGGTTTTTCGCGCTGCGTCAACCTCATTTTGCCATGCACGTTGGCAGTGGTCCGCCTCATACCATGCGAGGAACCAGTCAATTCTGTCCCGACGCCGCGCCCATTTAGGGCTGCTCATTCCGTCAATGAACGCCCGCGCGCTTAATGTCTGGTGAGTTGATCCGCCGAATACCGCCGCATTTAGCACCCGGCTCCCCGCCGCGATAAGCATCTCTGCAAGCCGGGCAAGGATGTATATCGGGCGGGATAGTAGGGCGCGGATCATGCCGTGACCTTTGCCGCCGCGATGAACAGGGCGTCCATCTGCTCGTCGGTATAATCGAGCAGATGCCCGAAGAACGCGATGTTTTGGCTGTTGCGTTGCCAGTCTTCGGCGCTGTCAATCACGATCCGCTCCTGCCACGTTGCCGTTTCGCGGTAGGTCAGGATCTTGCCCCACTCGGTTTCGCCCAGCGTGAGGATGCCCTGCATGGGCGAGATCGTGGGCATGGTTGCGCGGGCTTCGGCGGGGTCTGGTCTGCCAATCTTGATAATCATGCGCCCACCCCATCGGTCAAATCCGCTTCGTCAACGGTCCATTCGTTGCGCCATTCGCGATCTGTAGGAATGTCTGCCGCGTCAACAATTTTATATGGCTTGCCTGTCGGCACATCCTTGGCCGCGATCTGCTCAATCGTCAGCCCGCAATCGGCAGGGATCAGGACAGCCACGCCGCCTGTGTCGTT